TGTTTCTCAGCAACCGTCTTGTAGTTTAAGTCCCACTCACTCTTTGCTATTCTTGTTGGTTTCAGTTCTTTTATTATTTCATTTAACTCTTCAACAGTTGGTCTCTTATAGGGCTCAGGTCTGTTTCCCATTGTTCCTCCAGTGTGTTTCCTTTCTAATGCTTACATTATTATTATACGTTTGAGCGACAAGAAAAGTGAAACACAAAATGAAAATAGTTGATCTTTTTTTTCTTGACACTTTGTCAAACTTACTGTGACATACTGTCATAACCTACTGACAACTTGTCATCAAACTTTTTTGAAAATAGTTATGCTTTTGACTTTTCAGCATACTACTTATTAATGAAGGCAGCGAGGAACAGGGTGAAAATAAACTTCATCTTTCTGCTTGACATCTCATCCCCTCCGTGCTATATTATATATGTAAGGCAGGGATGAAGCCTTCACAAACTAAACTAAACTTGGAGAAAAAATAAATGAATGTCAGTAAAAATAAAATGTCGGAGGAAGGTCGTATCCGATACGACTGGATCAAAGACTGGAAGGTAGGCGACCTGCTTACCAATGATCGCGGGGACACTATGCTCATCGCAGGTATTGACCTTGACCAAACTAACAACTGGTCATACGAGGGTCGTCGCTACGAGCGATACTACCCAACCCAGCGTAACGGATCAACTTACGCTAAACTATTGATCAACAACTTGACGAGGAGCGAGAACTATGCGTGCCTCATCAGTTATACGATGAAGGACTTCGCAGGAACCCTTTGCTACGGCGAGAGCAGGGAAGGCAGACCAGCCTTCCCGTTCTGGCAGTTTAGCCAAAAGGCTGACATTGAGCGTGAGCGTCTTCATCAGAAGGCAATAGCCGATGCCCACGACAAGGCGGGGCACGCGATTGATACACTTATCTGGAACTGGTTTGGACCATGGGAACAAGGCATCGTCAAGAACCCTATTGACTTTATGGCTTATATGAAGACCATCACCGAGGTCAATGGCAAGCCTGTGTCGGATGTTCAACTTGAACAATGGTCGGTAGACCGGATGCGCAACACCTCCATCCCCGGCTATGACAACGCGTTGGAACTAAATGTCAGGGTCAGTTATGAGATGGACGGTAAGTCCTGCCGTGGTAGTAACAGCGGACTGTGGGAGTTCAACACCGGTGACAACTGGGAACTGTGGGGCTCCCAGTAATGGGAGCCAACTGGCACTTAGAGAAGTGGTGGAACACCAACTGGGCTCTGATGTTTTGGAAGATGAAGCATCAGACCCACACCTCTGGCACTATCCTTGGATGGTATCAGACGGTGTTCCCCTACACCTCTACCTACGATCTAGTTACTGAGATCAACCAAGAGTTCCTCGCAGCAAAGACCCAGTGCTTCGTTGAGAACTACGACCCGAGTTGTGCGAATGTTAATACATACGCCATAAAGTTATTTCATAACTGGATCATTGACAGGCTACGCATTAGTATTAAAAGAAAAATAAAGGAGTTACCTATGGAGCCCAAGAACATTGACGACTACATCGTGAGCGCACTGCACAAGAAGCAAATGACTGAGGTCATCTTTGAGTGTGTGTCCACAACAGAGGAGCGCGAGTTGCTTCTCTTTAAGTGTGGCTTTATCAGCCGCGACAAACTAGCAGAGCAGTGGGGTTGCACCCCGCGTTCCGTCACCAACCGGTGGCATAAACTACAAACCAAGATGGTTAAAGAATGGAAGGAGTTATACAATGACGAATGAACAGACCGAGAGAGGCTGCACGAAGTGTGGCAACAGACTACCAATAGAAGAGTTTTATAAATGCAAAAAGGGGAAACCTATTTCCCAATGCAAGAGTTGTAAAAGATCATACTACAAAGCAAATAGACAGCGACATAAAGACCAGATGATGAAGGACCAATGGAACGACTACCATACTGTTTATTGTATTTCGTTTCCAGATGGCAAGCGTTATGTTGGATGCACCAGACGCAAACTAAAGTATAGGTTACACCACCATTGGTCAAGTAAAAGCACCGTGTATAGATACACAGAGGAGAAAGGTTTTGATAGAAGTAAGTGCCGTATTGTTATCATTAAGGATCGCATTATGGATGAAGCAGAAGCAAGAAGAGTAGAAGCAAAAATGATAGAGAGCGGTATGAAGCAAGGGTTCCTGATAAACAAGAAGCGATCGCTTAAATACCTTGACAATACTGTTTAGTAGTGAGGGTGTAGTTAGCCCTCTTCTAGACTGACATTTAGAATATCATCCAAGTTTAACCCCCCTGTTCGTATTAGATTGGAACAGGGGGGTTTTTTTATTTAGCCTGCTTTTGCTTTTGATGCCACTGATAAGCCTCGTAGGCAGTATTAAACTTTGGCTTGGCTTGCGACGTTGCCTGTCCAATACTAACCTTGAAGCCAGCATCGCGCGCTGCTTGCTTGTATTGTTTGATCTGGCTATTCTTATCTTCAAGAGCAGCCTTGTGTTCCTTACCCTTCAGCAAGTAATAAGCATCTTCAATAGTCATATTCTTTTCAGTGATAAGTTTGGCTATCTGTGGCTTATACTTTGGAAGGTCGGGATGTTCTCTTTCAAATGTTTTAACTTGATCTATCCTCTCCGATCTCTTCAAGTCCATGCGTGCAGGTTCAAGCAGAGAGTTCAAACGCTCTGCCGTCTTTGCTTCAATAAACTTTTGGAGCCCCTGCGGGTCATACAAGTCTAAGTCTTCTGGTAGAGACATAGCATTACGCAGGTCCTCTTCCGTCTTACGAGAAAGCAGAGACTTCTCTCGCTCCTCTAACTCTTTCTTGCGTGATGATAACGTCGTTGTTTTAGAACGATAGTCCTCGCGTAAGTTTTGAATAAGTTTTTTAGCATCCGAAGGTAACTCTTCCAAAACTTTATTATAGTCTACGCCCTTATGTTTTTCCTGTTTGAACTCATCACCCTTAAGGTGTTGGTCAAGCAGGTCATCAAGGGATAGGCTAGGAGGCTGTGAGACCTCCTGAGACGCATCCTGCGGACTTGCCGGGGTGTTGGTAGGGGTGCCTTGTTCGGTTGCCTCTACGGGCTGTTGAGTGGCTTTATTATTTTCCATTTGTTTGTTGCTCCTTATAGCATATTTAGAATGTCTACTTCTTCAGACTGAACTTCTTCTACTACTTCGCCAGCAGGCTCCGCAATAACTTCTGGTTCTTCTTCCACGATAGACACCGTGGGTTCTTCTTCACGCAAAAAGCGTTGGAATACTTTATTCTTCATTAGTTGATCTAGCATAGCAGTAACCATAGCAATGTCTGCGTCGGTGACAAGCGCACTAACATCATACATCTCACCGTCTTGCTCTTCAGGGAAAGCAGCAAAGAAAGCATCAAGTGCTTCTCTGATACCAGCAAAAGCCTTTACGATGGCTACCGGTAGCGGTCCTTCCACATCAGTGTAAGATGGATCCATCTCCACATCTTCTATTCCAACTAACTTAAAAAGTTTGTTAATAACAACGGAGGCGGCATTAAGTCGCTTTCCAGTGTATCTTCCAGTGGGGGTCATAGCGGCTACGGCGTCATCCACCATTGCTGCTTCTTCATTAATAGAAGGCATTAGTTGTTCCATTGCTGCTTCTGCTCTCCCGTCTGGGGTTGTCTCTATCATTTCTTCATCTGTTACCATAGGCATTGTTAATACTCCTTAAAAGTCTTTTAGTTCTGTTTTATCATACTTACCAGCAAGGGTTTCCTTGGCTGGCATCCATTCATCCCACACTGCTTCCATAGCAGCCATTGACCCTGCGGTTGCTTCTTGTGGTTTATCAACCCCGTGTTTTTGCATGAGATCAAAAAGTTCATCCGACCGTTTATCTTGGTGCGCTTCGTAGTTTGCTTGCTTCTCCATTCTATCAGCAACCCAGTTAGTAGGCAGATCACTTTCACGAACCAAGCCCCGTGCTTCTAAAACTTCATCACGATGTGTCTCACCATAAATAGTTTGTCCAAGAGCGGGGTCATACTTGCCGTGACTATCAAGCCCACGCTGCCAGTCAGCCCATTGAGAAGCCATCTTAGCAGGTTTAGAAATAATAAGAAAGGCTACCTCTCCTGTTAGTTCGTTCTTTAACTGGTCTGGTCTTTCCTTGTGAGAATAGATCTTTTCAACTATCTGTCCTGTCTTAAAGTTCTTGTATTCGTAAATGGGCATTACTCTGCTCCTCCCTCTGATACTATAGCCTGACCCTCAGTTCTAATAGCAGCGGCTAGACCACCACCACCAACTGGGACACTCTCTTCACCCTCCTGACCCGGTTGTGTCATACCTGACTGGATGCCTTGCATTGCTGCTGCATCAACCTTTGGAATAAAGTCTTGAGGTAAGTCAAACACTTTAACAATGTAAGAAAGTATTTCTGCTGGGTCTGCTCCGAGTGCTGGTAGCACAGGAAGAAGTTGTTGTATCGCTTGTCGCTTAACAGCACCTGCCATTGGGGTGTTAGCCTGATCAGCAAAAGCATAGCGGAACTTACCCTCAAAGTGTTTTCTAACAAGAACTGTTGGCTTACCATCAATAAGAACAACCTCTTTCATATCTTCATCGTTAGTCATAATAAGATGAAAAATAAGAGACTGATAGATCTCGGCAACCTGTTCAACAGACCTGTGGAAGAAGCGAGCCATACGACCGATCTCATTAGAAGCATACTGTGTAAGAGCAGCAACCTCTGTAGCGGAAGCATTGGTAGCAATGCCACGGGTAAATGGTGCGAGCACTGTGCCCCTGTCTAAGTCTCCTCTAACCTCAGCCTTGTAGATCTGATAGTCAGGTGAGAAGGTAGCAGTAGCAAGAGGGACTATTGCATTTCTAGCATCAACGTCTGGTGGAGTATCTAACTCAACAATAGACATATCTCTGTTCTCTGCTAGGATAGACTTACCTTCTTCATCAATAGCACCCTTGCGAGTTACATACAAGCGAGCGTCACGACGAAGACCATTAGCCCAAACAGTCCGCAAGTTATTTATTTCCCACAACTGGTCATACACACGGGCAACTGCGGAGTAACCTCGTAGTGGTTGGTCTGGGGAATAAGAAAGATAAACTGGTGCCAACGGTGGGCACGGGGAGCCATCAGCCTTGCGGAAAGGAATAGGAGAGATACGGTCTAGAACTTTGTTAGCACGCTCTGCCGAGGGAACAAAAAAGATTAGTTCGTCTTCCATAAGGTCATAGAACTCATAAACCTCAACGTAAGAAAGAAGGTGAGAACCATCATCAGAAGCCGAGGACGACTGACCATTATAACCTTGGGTTTCCATTATCTTAAGGTAGTCTTCTTTTGTTATAGGGTTGAGACGAACACCGGGGAACTTACGCTTGGCTTCGTTATACGGCAAGTAATAACGATGACCAACAAAGCGAGAGCGATCCCAACTGTCTGCATCAAAGTCAACGATAACATCCCAAGGATGAACTGAACGAATGTCAACTGCGTCTAACACACTGTCGCGATCATTAAGAGCAAGTTTATAAAAACTATACGGATAAATAAGTGAGTAACGTAAGCCTCTTTCCACTTGTTCAACTTTGTCATAAAGGAACTGATTGACACAAGCCTCAACAACTTCTGTATTTCCTCTTCCACTTGCGTCACCTCCTACTGTTACTGCTGGGCTCTTTGAATAAAGAGACGCCACAAAGCCTTCAACATACGCGTATGTATCAGCGGTGTTAATAGTTACCATATTTGTTGGTGCGTGGTTGTGGTCTGTTGTGTCATCAAACATCTCACCTTTATACGCACGGGTGTATGATGCCATACGGTGCCTTCTCTGGCTCCAATACTCTCGGTGAAAGTCTACGAGAGATCCTATTTCTCCATTGTTCATCTTCTATATCTCCTATTCTGTTTTAAAGGGTGTGCCGTTTTCGGCGTTCTAATGTTATTTCTTCTGCTATTAAACATAGCCTTGTCCCATTCACTCTTTGGCATTGGCACATCACGCAGGTGATACAAGCCAATAGCGAGTGCCATAGCCCTGTCATCGTGTAAGCCGGGAGGTGCAGAGGGGGCAAGACCTTTGTTATCTTTTACTAAACCTCTTAACTCTGTAAATGTTTTATCATCTAAGTTAAAGATCATTTGTTCTTCAAGATAGTTGCGTAGGTGCTCATACACTTGTATCTTACTTTTTTTAGTTGTTGTGAATGGACGGTAGTTAGTCCAACCGCGACTGTCTAAAACTTCTTTATAACCAGCACCGTGGTTGTTGGCTTCAAAACAGATCTGTGCGCGGTATCGCTTGGCTAGGTTCATACAAGCGACAGTAAAGTCGTGAACTGATAATGTGTTGCTGCTAATGATAGCAACTGGAGAGTGGCTAATACGGGAAAGTATTATACCACAGGAATAGTCCCCACCTGTGCCGCCACCCACATCCACACCAAGGATGTAACTGTCACGGGGATCATACTCTTCCAATACTGTAACTGTGTCATTGTTTATTTCTATTTTCTGTATGTGTTCAAAATGAACATCTGTAAAGTAGTTGTCGTCTGAAAGTGAATAGGCTTCTTCTATTGTGATAGGGAACTCACGGCGGAAGAGACGCTCATCTTTTATTTCTTTTATCTTTTCTCTTCTCCAGAAGACCTGCTCTGGTGACAGGTTATGCTCTTCTGCTATTTGTTCTTCAAGCGCATCCATCTCAAAGCCACCCTTGGGTAGAGCCTTGCGATACTGTGGGAAAGAACACCATGGTAAGAAGATAACTTTCCAACGGTCATTGTAGTTCGCGTCTAAACAGATACGGTGTAACGCATCTTGGTAATGGTTTGCTGTGCTTTCTATAATGATCTTACCGTCATTGATAGAAGCAACCATAGAAGCCAGATACTCTTCTGGGTTATCATAGAACGCATACTCAGAAAGGTGAGCAGTGTTCATAGTAAAACCACGGTCTTGACTATCTGACTGTGCCGACGATGCCATCAAAGAACTATCAGTAGAACTAAATGTCAACCTATCTTTTCTATCTTGCACACTTCTCTTAAGAGGTTTAGGCAAGGTGTTAAAGAAACGACGGTCTATCTTTAATAGTTCGCAAGCAGAGTTATGTTTGTTAGATACAACAGAAGAGTTAAGACTTTCTGGGGAAGAGAACAGTTCCCAAAAACAATACCCACGAACAGCAGTGGTGATACCCATCTGCCTTGCTTTAACAATAGCGATCCTATCGTGACTATGGATAGTGTTGATAATGTCTATCTGTTCTGGTGTGATAACCTCACCAAACTTTTTATACTTTCCTTTCTTATCTTTTATTTTTAAACGCGAGATAAGTTCTAAAGGGTTGTTTAATACTTGGTCAAGTGTTGTTGTCATCGGGTGCCTTCTTCACGGATACTAACCATTGATCCACGGGAGAAACACCTTCGTCGTTTTTGATTTGCGCGCCTCGGAGAAGGACCATCATACTTATTAGGTCTTGGACTTTGGCTGTCTTCCAGCCGTCTTCCTCAAACTTCTCTATCAGCGTAGCACATATTAGTTGAAGAGACTTTTCAAAGTCTCCTTTCTTTATTGCGGTTATTGCTGCTTTTGCGTTTCGCTTCATTGCCGGTCCCGGTGTTTGTCATCGTGTTAAGCAGGGTGCCTTGCGGTCCTACTCTTCAATGGACAAGTCAGTTTCGTCTTCTACTACTATAAACAGTTTGTCAAGCAACTTGTCTAAAGAGATGTCATCTTCTATTCTTTTAAACAAGCGTTTGACTTTGCCTTCTAAGTTTTTCTTTGGTTTATTTCTTATATACCATTCGCGTTGGCGTTGCTTCTTGGTATAGTCTTTATCGCTCAATGTTGTCTCTTAACTTAACAACTGCTTTCTCATAGTGTTGTCTAACTTTTTCGTAAGAACACTTCTCTTCTTTTGCAATAAGTCTTAAACTTTTATTCTGCTCTGCTATGCCGTAGAAGCACCTTCTTTCAAAGGGGGTAAGGAGACCATCTATGTTATCACAAAGTGTCTCATACCGCTCGTCAGAGCCTCTGTCGTATGGTTCCTGAGCGGGGAATGTATCTAGCCAAGTCTCACTAGCATAGACAACCTTAACCCAGTCATCATACAGGGGACATTTAACTATCTGTTCCCAAGTTTGACAAGTGTCAAACCTATCTGTGTGTGTGCGTCTAGGGACGCGGCAAGTAACCTTGCCATACTTTCTTCGTGACATACAATAAAACCTCCAAGTTTTAAACATAATATAACACACTATGTTCTAAAAGTAAATAGTTTATTTATTGTCAAAAGGAAGTTTATTCCTCTAAACCTATAAGGTCTAGTATGTAGTCCTTTGCTTTTTTAAACATACTAGGCTCTGGTTCGTCATAACCTTCTGTTATGGGAGGACCTTCCATACCGAAATACATTGGTCCCATAAACTCACGATGACCTTTCAACTGCTCTGTTACTTGGTCTTCTGAACGAGGTTTGCCAGCACGGTTATAAACTTTTTGTAACTCAACAATACTGGAAGGACTTTCAAAGTCAAGGCTATCAATAACTGCTATGACATCATCACCACCTTGGATGCGCTTCATTGCTATCGGTCTATCCGTATTAGTTTTTTGTTTAACAATAATAGGAAATAGTTTTGTTTCAAAGTCTATAACATCTTCATCAGTATTTAATGTATTAAGTTTTTTCATAACAGCATCATCAACAAACCGCATACGCTTGCTGTCTTGGAGGCGCTGCGCACCCTCTGGCATCTCAATACCAAACAGTTCTAGCGTTTCCATGTCTTCATTAATAATAGCATTGACTAGGGCACCACGCATTGTAGAAGGTTCTATTTGAGTAAAGCCAATGGCTGGTCCTTTCTCTTGCCTTACACTTAACATAGCAGGTATCTGTTCAGACACAACAAGACCTTGATACAAAGTTTTAAAGTCTGTATCTAGGTTGTCTATAGCCTGTTGAAACAAAGCCCTTTGTTGGGCTCTATCCATCAGCCCTTACCTTTCACTGGTGCCTTTGGCGGTGTCTTGGGAGGTGTCTTGGGAGGTGTCTTGACAGGTGTCTTAACAACTTTCTTGGCTGCTGCTGCTTTCTTAGCACTTTTCCTTGGTCCTGTAAATGGACTAAGAGGGTTACCACCTTTTACAGGTCGTGGGGCAATAGGTCCTCTAGGTCCAGCACTAGGTGTTCCGGGAGGCACATAGCCGCCGGTTCCTACAGGCTGAGGAGGTATGAAACCACCACCACCCATTTGTCCAGCACGATAGCCGTCCATTGCGCCGTTCATTCCACCACGTTTTCCTTTTCCAAAGAGTTCTTCCTCTAGGAATGGGCTCTTCTTTCCTTTGCGTTTCATTGGCATTATCTTATCTCCTTTTTATTTCATACTTTTTTTGCCCTTACACTTCCATCTCTTACGAGATAAGTTGTTGGGCGTATTGGGATCATTTTGTTTTTTCTTTGACAACCGCTTCTTGATACCATGTGATCTGGCACAATAACTATCGCCTTTCTTTGTTCCGGGTTTGACGCGAGGTCCTCCCCCTTTGGCTTTTCCTGCTTGTCCATAAGAAACCTTTCTTTTACGACCAGACTTTTTGTCTGTATAGGTCTTGGCTTTTGCCTTACCTTTTCTTGGTTTCTTTCCATAGGGCATTACTTGCCCACCTTCTTTTGCGCTGCGCTGTGTGCCTGCTTAAAGGTCTTACCCTTCTTCATCATTTCACGCATCGCTTTCATATGCTTGGCACTGTGATGTTTAGAATGCTTTTTAAGGTTATCCTTTTGCAATGCAGAAAGCCCCTTCTTTTTTGACTTAGTAGTTTTCTTTTTACCATAAGGCATTACTTCTTTTTCCTCTTGGGTTTAAAGCCACCTTTCTTCTTCTTCATCTTGTCGTAAGTCTTTGGGTCTATAGTAGACTTCTTCTTACTTCTGGAAGTTCCAGCCTTCTTTCGTTTATTAATGTTTGCGTATAAACCTTTAGGCATTACTTTCTCCTCTTTAGCATATCTTCTAACTTGTCTAAGTCTTTATTTATTTCTTTGAGTTCAGTATCAATAGTAGCCAAGCGATGGCTAACGGCAATAAGTATATCGCTATTGTCTTCAACATCTGCTGCCTGTGCCTCCAAACTATTTAGCCTGTAACCTGTAGAGAAATAAAAACCTGCTAGTGTAGCAACAACTCCCCCCACCATAATAAACTCTTTTAAACTAACTGTAGTATTCATAGTCTTACTCCTAAAACGTATTGTCTATTACCCGCCATACTTTATTTCATTTAGTATGTTCAGTTCTTGTTGTTGCCTATTCGGAACTTCCTCAACTGTAAGAGCACCGGTAGATGAGCCAAGGTCTGTAGGCAGTAAGCCAAGGTCTCCGGGTGCTTCTTGTGTGGATAACTTAACGCTATCCTGTGGGTCTATCTGCTCAACTATAGTTGACCACTCGCGAATGTTTCTCTGGAACCCTAACAGCAATGCTCCTTCTTTTAAGAGTAGCCAGTTTCTTCTTGCTGCCTTGTCCTTACGGTCAATGCCCCACTCTAGTCCATCAATGGTGGGCTTGCCGGTCCGAGGAGTTCTAGCCTTTACATTATAAAAAACCTTAAAGGCTTCCCAGTTACCAGTCCTCTTGAGAAAATAAATGTAGGCTGGTGGAATGTATGTAGAGGCATCACGGATCTCTCCGAAACTCAACTCGTAACCGGCAAGCGTTAGAGGAATACGAACAACAGGGGAAGTCTGCGAAAGTATAGACTGACCTTGTTTATCTATCTGTCTGCCTAACCCTGCAACATCACCTTCTGTAACACCTTTAAGCATAGCGCCGAAGGAATAGGTAGCAGAAGCAATGTCATCAAAGGCATCAATAACAGGAACATCTGGACCAAAGAGAGCATAACGACTTCTCGTATCAGGATCATCGTAGATGCCGAGGAACATCTTGGAGTTTTTATAACGCGACATAAACGGTCGGTATCCCTCATCCTCTTCATTGTTAACTCCCTTAACTAACTTATAACTTTGTAACAGTCTGGTTGGGTTGTTGATAGCATTAGACATAACCCTACGATAAGACTGCGCTCGGAATGCGTAGATCCAGATACCCTTCATCACAACGTCTCTTTCAAACTTAGTTAAGTTATTGTAGTCATACATTGCTTCTCTTGCCAACTTAACAGCCTGCGCTTCTGACGCGCCGTCTTGTAAAGCACTTATTAAAACATTAACACGGAAGTAGTTGTCTGTTGCGTTAGCAAGTTCTGACCATGCAGTTCTACCTGTTGCTCCGATAAATGTTCTTTCTATTCCTTTTCCTATTTCTCTAATGAACTCTACTGTCTTTGGTTCTCTACCGAACCTTCCGAAGTTTTCTCCTGTCCATCTTACGAAGTCACGGTAAATGTCAGCACGAACCTCTGCCGTAGCCTGCGACATATTAATACCGTTTCTTTCTACAATGTCTGCTATTTGATCAGCATCATAAGTTCTTCCAGTTGGTGTGGTAATAACAAAAGAACTATCCCCTGCCTTTCTATACTGGTATCCATTCAGGTTCTGTAAAACATTTGCTGACATAGCATTGGGTTTCATTGCCTGTCCTGCTTTCTTAGGACCTATAGATGAGAGCACCATAGCAGGCATAGATAAAACATTCATCATATGATACTTGGGGTTTAGCAAGAGTTGTCCAGCAAGGACACCGTTCTTAGAAACATTAGGTATCCACCGACCAAACAAGGAGCCTGTGCCTGATGCTATACCATTTACAACTGTCCGAAGCAACCGAGATGTAGCAGGGTCATCATCAACAAGTTTTAAAAACTCGTCTAGATCATTTACCTTATCCAAGAAGTTATTAAGATCTTGTTTATTAAAGATGCCATCAGGGAAAATGGCTCCGGTGTCGGGGACAGCCTTTCCTGTTGTATCCACTTTATCAAAGTCAAATGAGCCTTCTACTTGGGTTGGTATATCAAACTCTTCCATACCTTGAGGCTTCCGAGCAGGCTTAGGTGGTGGTTCAGTCCTCCCGGATACAGGTGTTCGTTTTGTTCTTAACATTTCTCTTGTTAACTTCTGGGGGTTCTGTGTAGCATTAATAGTTTGATAAGTTGCTAACAACTTGTTATCGCTTAATACATTTCTAATGTCAGCCTTTAGATCCTTCGCTGTATCAAACACATAGAACGGTAGGTCTTCTAGTGCGTCCATAAAAGAAACTGGTTTTGTTCCTGCTGCTATACCCGTCCCACCATAACGTTTCGTCATCTCTTGACCAGCCGCCTTATCCAAGTTAGCAACGATCTGGTCGCGATACATTCTAGCATCTGCTGCTGAAACATTTTTAGTTTGTGTTCCTAAATAATAGTTTTCAAAGATCTTATTTGTTGTAGCATTTCGTAGAAGGTCTGATTCTATAATGTCTTTAAGAGTAGCAACCAATGCATTTTCAAATGGTGATACGTTCGCTGAAGGCACCAACTGATTAAAGAGAGTTACAAACTGTTCCTCATTAGGTAACAAACTTATTTCGTCAGCATTAAGATCTTCTACAAAGCGGTCACGGATCTGCCTCGGTGTAGCATCCATACTCCTATCTCTCCGAAAGATAGGTTCAAGCGATGCAGCCATTACATCTTCTAACACAGCCCTAGCCGCTGATGGGTCACCACCATTCTTTACTGTTATTAGATCTTGTAAT